AGATCATATAAAAAATGTTTATAGTATATCTAAAAGTTATAAAGTAAATAATATCTGGTATGATGGATCTGACTTACAAGTTACTATTGATGATTCTGGAAATATATTATATAAAGGACCATCTCAAATAATAGGAGTTAAGATAATTGTAACAGTTAAATATAGTATAGATGATCAAAATTCATAATATTTTGATAATTAAAAGCTAAATTAAATGAAGTTTTTAAAAAGGGGGTAAAATACGCCTTATATGAGAACAATTAAATTTCCTAATATGTTTAATTCAAATAGTACAAACGTTTGGAAATCAAATGAACATTTAAGTCAAACTAAACAATCTGCAATATTAACTCTTCAATCAGAGAAATATGAATTGTTCGGTGATCCTTATTATGGCCTATTATTTAAACATTATTTATTCGATCAAAACGGTCTTAAATTAAAAGACGTTATAATTGATATGGTATATGAACAACTTGCAATATTCTTACCACAAATAAAGATAAACAGAAATGATATTAGAATAACACAAAACAAAGAGAAAGGAAAATTATATTGTTCCTTCTCAGGAATTAATCAAATAGACTTTCAACCAAATACTTACAACTTAGTATTATATAATGAGTCACAATAAAGGAGTAGCATAAAATGATTACTGAAAGAGAACTAACTGCGGTAACATTAAGTCCAACTAAAAAAGACTTTTACCAAATATGGAATGAGTTATTAGATACAGCAGATAAGATCAGTGCTCGTTGGAGTCCAGCCTCAACAAATGAAGCAGACCCTGGAGTTATCTTATTAAAAGTATTAACTGCTGTAGCAGATAAATTAAATTATAATATTGATAAGAATATACTTGAAGCCTTCATGCCAAGTGCTACTCAAGAAGATGCAATGAGAAAGCTATGTGACATTTTAGGTTATTCAATGAAGTATTATAGATCAGCAACTACTCCTCTTACAATTACTTATAGTGGAAATCAAAAATTAGATGAAGATGTAAAAATTGAAATTCCTAAGTTTGCAACTGTTACTAATGTTGATGAAGACTTAGTATATTGTTTAGTAACTCCTGTAACATTCAATGATGAAATAACAACTCGTCAAGTTGAAGCAATACAAGGAACTATTCAAGACTGTGTAACAAACAATGGTAAAATTATTACACTAGCAAATATTGATGAAAATAATAGATATTACCTACCTGAATCTCAAGTTGCCGAAAATGGAATATTTATTAATAGTGTTAGCTATGTAGTAAATAATGATGAGTCAGTTGCAACTGAAGGTGAAAGCTGGATTTCGGTAAATAACTTAAATACACAAAACATTGGAAGTAGAGTTTATAAGTTTAGTTTTGATTCAAAAGAACAAATACCTTACATTCAATTTCCAGATGATATTAGTGCTATTATTGAAGATGGTATATATATTAAATATATAAGAACTGATGGTATTAATGGTAATGCAGCACTTAGAACTTTAAATAAGTTCCAAAATATAACAGATAGCTGGAAAGTTGGAAACTGGACAGAAGATAGCGAAGACTTAGAAAGCATATTATCAGTAACTAATCAATCAGTGGCAACTAATGGTGCTAATAAAGAAAGTATTAATGATGCTTATAATAACTACAAGAAAACAATTGGTACATTCGATACTCTTATAACTTGTAGAGATTATATGAATAAGATATATCAAATGTTAAAGAAAGATCTTGACCCTGATAATTCAAGTGATACAACTCCACTTGTATCAAATATTATTGTTAGTGATATAAGAGATGACCTTAACCGTTCAATTACATTATGTACTTTTGATGAATATGGAATTAACTATGTCGAAGAAAGTATTAAAGATGATAATGATGAAGATAAAATAAACTGTTTCAACCTTGTGTTATATCCATTCACAACTGTCCGTGGAACAGGACTTATTCAAGAATATAAAAACTCATTTAAATATGATGCAACTAATCTAAGAGATATTACATCATTATTAGAAGATAATAAAACAATAAGTCATACATTCGTAAACCCAGATGCTAAAGATATTGTATGTATAAAGAATTATTTAAAATTAAATGCTAAGATTACAACTACTTACAAAATAAGTGGTTCAGAGGAACGTGTAATATTAAATAATATATATAGAGCGATCTATAATAACTTTAATATGCGTAAATTAGACTTTGGTGAAGAAATCCCATTTGATTCAATTCTTAATACAATTCAAGAAGCAGATAACAGAATTAAAAACATAAGTCTTGATGAACCTGAACTTGAAACAAAGTTCTGTCTACAAGATGGAACTGAAGTATCAGTGAAAGATGACAATACAGGAAAAGCAAAATATAATCAACTTGCTTTACGTAATGTTCTTGCAGGTAGAATATCATTATTTGAATATAATGAATCATTCAAACCTGATTTATCAGAAACAGCTTTAACAGGTTATGCAGGACTATATCCAACAGGTAGTAATAAAATTGTTAAACTTACTTCTAAATATGATCCTTCAATTGAGACTGATCCTGAGACTTCTGCAATGATTCCTATTACATTAAATGATAATGAAGTTATCCAATTTATGTTACCTAACTTTACAACAGAAATAACTTATCCTGGTTATATAAACTATTGGCTTACATTAGGAACAACAGGCAGTTCTATTAAAAAGAATACTGACTACCAATTAAAAGCTAATGAATACTTATTTATAAATTATACTCCTGCAGCTGGAGATGATGGAAAAGAAAAAGATCCAATAAATAAAGTATATGACGAGGGCACAATAGTTAGATTTAATTTTGATGTTCAAAATAGTAGCGATGTAGCTGCTAGTGGAACTACTCCTCCAAAACATAGCGGATTTAGTTTTGACAGCAGTTATCATATTACAGATATGTATACTTTTGGTCCATCAGAGCAATGTGAAATTAGAAAGCCTGTTGAAGTTGTACTTGGTGGCGGTTCAGCAGAAATTATAAATATATATTGGCAACGTGATGATGATCTTTCTGATAAATATAAAGATAGTGATACAATACCATTTGTATTTGATGAAGATAATATTTCTTCGGATCCTACTCATCCAAATTACACTGCTTATACATTAAAAGAAGGTGAATACTTCTATTATACAGATAAAAATAAATTAGACTTTGCTTATTATGGAAATGGAACTAAGATTAAACGTTCACCTGCCTTCCCAAATATATCAAAGTTCAAGACAGACAATGATATATCAACAGAAGATATAATGACTTATGGTTTAGCTGCTGCTATTCCTTGGGTTAGCTTAACTGTAGATTCTACAAAATATCTAACATTAAAAGAATATCAATATATCACTTTAACAAGCGGTGATAAATTATTAGATTTAAAGTTTAGTCCAACTGATCCTGAAGATCCTACAAGTCTTCCAACAAAATTAGATTATGACTGGCAAACAATAGATAGTGCAACATACCAATTTGCAAGCAGTGAAACTAGTGAAAAATTACCTGACATTAAAGTCGGTACTATTAAATGGCAAGGAAGAAGTAAGCTTGAATTTAATATGGGACCTGATACAACTCAAACATTATATAAAGATGATCATATATATGTTTTCTATGCGGGTAATGATACTTCAACTGAAGATGTAGAATTTTTAGAAGGTGCTTCTTTAAAATCTAATTATGACTGTATAAACTCAACTAATAGTGTAGACGTTAAAGTTTATAAAACAATTGGTGGTATACCTACAGCAGTAAATGATTTTAAGATTAAACCTTTTGAAAAGAATGAAATCAAGAGTCTTCAAACAGGAAACACAATTCCTTGGAATAACTATGGAACAAATTGGACAAAGTTAAATTTTGAAAATAATTTAACTACTTATGATATTACTTCTCCATATACTACTATCAATGCTTTATTCCCAGCTGATAACTTTGGGCTACTAATGATTTATTATATACCATTTAGTAAAACTAAAGCTGATAATGCATATTTAAAAACTACAGCCAGATTAACAATATTTAATAATAATGAAAGTTGGTGGGAAACAGTTGTAGATGATAAATATTATTTAAGAGATGGAATAAATATTATTAAGATTCCTGTTTCTACTTCAATTGATATTTATGCTGATACTAAAAAAATTACTGATGCAACAACAACTCAAAGAGTATATGCTGGACGTGATGTATTAATTATCGGTAACTTAGATATAATAACTGATGGCAGTGAGATAAATAAAAAAATTAATTATTATGGAAT